TGACAAATATCTTGATACGCTTACTGAAGTGAGTAAAGGTACAAGAATTAAGAATACTGCTGTAGGTTTTATGGCAATGCTTGAAGTTGTTAAGAATCACATGGAAGAACTGAAAGATGTTTGGATTGATGATGCTAAAGACAAAGAGTATGTACCTATCAGTACGATTACTGGCAGGTCAGACATTAAAGCAAAGCATGGTCGTATTCTTGATAAAGCAGTTCAGTTGCTTATTGATAAGCGTGAAATTAAAAAGACCGATAAAGAAGATGCTATTGTAGTTCTTGCTGAAAAGTATCTTGAATCTCAAGGTAAGTTAAATAAAGAAAAGAAGGGGTAATTAAATGGGAAATCAAAATGCAAGCATTGTAGACAAGTGGCGAACACCTCAGAAACTTGAGCTTCTTAAATGCTGGGCACGTGATTTTTCATTATCTGACATTGCTGTTAAAATGGGTATAACAATACAAACCCTTAAAGCATGGAGAGATAGGTACCCTGAAATTGAAGAAGCAATAAGTGAAGGAAAAGAAATCGTCGATTATAGAGTAGAGAATGCGCTGTTAAAAGTTGCATTAGGGTATACAACAACCGACGTAAAAACAATCATTAGCCCTCCTGATAAAAATGGAAATAGGGCAATAAGAGTTGAGAAAACAGAGAAAGAAATCCCACCTAATCCGACAGCTATCATGTGTTGGTTGAATAATAGAAAACCTGATAGTTGGAAGAGAAACAGAGATATGCTACAAACGAAAGACGAAGACAGTAAGATTACAGTTAACATCATTCGACATGGAAAAGAAGAAGATAAGGATGATGATTGGAATGTATCTGCTACTAAGACGACTGTTAAAAAAGCTTCAGCTAAAAAAGCCAAGCCTGATGAAGAAGACCTTGATTACTGGCCTGATGATTGGGAGGAAGAAAATGCATAAAGCGAATGAACATTCTTCTGAATATAGATTGGGTTATCAAGTAGGTTATAATGCAGGTCGTATTACAGGTTACAACAGAGCTAAAAAGGAAATCGTTCCAGTTAAGAATGAAGCTTATTGGATTCTAAAAGGTGTAGATTGGTATTGTTCTAATTGTGGTACAAGACATAACCAAACTTATGATGATTACTGTTGCAAGTGTGGCTGTGAAATGAATGCAGATGAAGCTGAATGTGAGGAGTTAACCTATGGAAATAGTGAAGGAAGTAGCTGATAGGTTTGCTGATTTTGTCTTTGATTGGGATTATGAAACGTATCTCTTATTAGGTGGTTATGGTAGTGGTAAAAGCTATCATGTAGCGTTTAAGATAATTTTGAAATTGCTTGAAGAAAAGCGTAAAGCTCTGGTAATCAGAGAAGTGTATGACACATTAACTGAATCCTGTTATGACTTGTTTAAAGAAATCCTGATGGATATGGACCTATTGGCGATGGATGATGACCGTAGAGAATTCAAAACAAAAGTAAGAGCTAAGAAAGCTCCTATGGAGTTCGTATTCCCTAATGGTAGTAGGATAATCTTCAAAGGTATGGATAAACCTGAAAAGGTAAAGTCATTGAATGGTGTATCTATCGTCTGGTTTGAAGAATGTTCAGAAATTAAGTATGAAGGTTATAAGGAAATGCTTGGTCGTATTCGTACCCCCAACGTATCGATGCACTTCATTCTTAGTTGTAACCCTGTAGGAAAAGAGAATTGGGTATACAGACATTTCTTTGTAGCATTAGACAATGAAGGTAATGAAAGAGTTATCCTTGATGATGAACTTCTATATGCTAAGAGGACGCTTATAAATAAAGGTATTTACTATCACCACAGTTTAATGGATGATAATCCTTATTTGCCTGATGCATATCGTAAACGTCTTGAAGAGATTAAGAACTATGACCCTCCTTTGTATAGAGTAGCACGTTGGGGTAGATTTGGTCCTAATGGTACAAGGGTATTACCTCAATTTACAATCGCTTCTAATGCGAAGAAATTTGTTGAAGCTGTTAAAACACTTGGCCCACAAAACCAATACTTTGGATTTGACTTCGGTTTTGAAGAATCATACAACGCAGTTATTAGCATGAGCGCAGATTTGAAGAATGGTGTCCTGTATATATGGGATGAGATTTATATGAATCATGTGACTGATGATAAGTTTGCTACGATTGATGAAATGCAAGAGCTTAAAGAGAAGTTGAATAGTTATAAGTCTGAAGGCTATGGTAAGATGATTATTGCCGATAATGAAGACCCAAAGGCAATTAGTTACTACAGACAAAATGGATTCCAGATAAGAGGTTGTAGAAACAAGTTTGCAGGTTCAAGGTTGTCTAATACGCGTAAGATTAAAAGATTTAAGAAGATTGTGTGTAGTCCTAAATGTAAGAATGTAATTCGTGAGTTAAAGGACTTAACATACAAGAAAGACCCTAAAGGTAATGTTATATATGACGAGTTTAATATTGACCCTCACTCTTTCTCTGCTATTTGGTATGCACTTGATACTGTGACCGTAGCAGATGTTAAGAATAAGGACTTCAATAGTAAAGCTGGTTAATAAATAAGAATAAATGAAAGGAGAATATGGTTATGTTGAGTAATAAGGTATATGATGTGCTCAAATGGATTGCTTTGATTGTGCTGCCTGCAATTGCAATTCTGTATGAGTCTCTTGCTGGTATCTGGGGTTTGCCCTTCGCAGAACAGATTCCCGCCACCATCACTGCAGTTGACCTGTTCTTAGGTGTTCTGCTTGGTGTAAGCAACGCAGCATATAATAAGAAGAATAAGTAAAGGAGGAAATGAAGATGGAATTTACGAATAGTCCGTTGGTAAATTACACAAAGATTTCGCCCAATAAGTATGTGAATCGTAATCATGTAATTGATACAATTACGCCTCATTGCTTTGTTGGTCAGGTATCTGTTGAGCGAATTGGCAAAGAGTTTGAGTCGCCTTCTCGTCAGGCAAGCTGCAATTATGGCATTGGTTTAGATGGTCGTGTTTGTTTGATTGTTGATGAAAAGGACGGTTCTTGGTGTTCTTCTTCTGAAAGCAATGATAGAAGAGCCGTTACTATTGAGTGTGCATGTGATAACACTTATCCGTATACTTTTAAGGATATCGTATTCAATAAGCTGGTTGACCTTTGTGTAGATATTTGTAAAAGAAATGGTAAGACTAAACTGCTTTGGTTTGGTGACAAGAATAAAACTTTGGCTTATACTCCTGCAAATAATGAGATGTTGTTAACGGTTCATCGTTGGCTTGCAGCTACTGCTTGTCCTGGTGATTGGATGTATGAAAGAATGGAACTTCTTGCCAATACTGTAACGGCTAAACTGGCTAAGCTGAGTATGCTTAATAAGAATGTTCTTTATAAGGTTCAGGTTGGAGCATTTTCTACTGCTGAAAGAGCATACGCATTTGCAGAGACTGTAAAAGCAAAAGGCTTTGAAACGTATGTTGTATTTTCAGGAGATTTGTATAAGGTGCAGACTGGTGCTTTTAAGAATCATGACAATGCAGTCAATCATCTTGAGAATGTTCGTAATGCAGGTTTCAATGGTTTTATTTCGACTGAAGCAGGAAAGCCTGTTGTTGAAAAAGAAAATGAACCTGTAAAGGAGCCTGTAAAAGATGAGTTTAAAGAAGGCGATAAGGTTAGAATTCAGAAAGATGCACCTATTTATGGTACGACTTCTACGTTCCAGGGTTGGGTATATGAATCCAATTTGTTTGTTCGTGAAATTAATGGTAACAGAGTTGTTATATCTACTGTAGCAACCGGTCCTGTTACGGGTGTTGTTGATAAGAAGTATCTGACAAAGATTTAAGGAGGAATGAAAGATGGCAAGCGAAGAGGAAAAGGTAATTAATGCCGAAAACAGTACTGAAGTCTTGACAGCTTTCAACCGTATTCCGTATGCACTGATTAATGCAGAGATTAGTGGTTCAACTAAGGACATGCTTGATGAGTTGACACAAATCTGTAAGTATTATAAGGTGTATAAGAAAGGTGCAGGTTTTAACGTAGAAGGAACTAATGGTGACTATGTACCGGCAAGGTTGAAGTATAAAATGGCTGCTTCGCTGATTAACAAAGAAGCAAGGTTCCTTTTCGCTTCGCCGCCTGACATTACGGTTGAAGCCAAAGGTGATGTTGGTAAAATTACTCAAGATGCAAAAGATGCATTGACAGTAATGAATGATTTGATTAAGACTGTTCTTGATAAGAATAAATTTGAAGATGCTCTTGTTAAAGCTGCTAAAGATTGCTTCATCGGTAAGAGAGTTGCATGCTTAGTAAACTTTAATGAAGAAGATGGTGTAACGGTAACTTTTCTGCCAAGTACTCAATTTATTTATGAGACCAAGGTTGGTAATCCGAATGTATTGACCAAGTTTGTATGTTTCATTGTTGTTAAGAATAGTATGGCTTTAAGCGAAAAGAAAATCTTCAAAAAGAAGTTTGAGTTTATTGACGGTGTTGTTTATTTGGAAGAGGCAATGTATGATGGTGCAGGTAAATTGATTGAACAGATTACCGAGTATCAGGAAACATTGATGCCCATGATTCCGGCAGTAATTTTTGTTAATGATGGTTTAACAGGTGAAGATGAAGGTGAATCTGAAATTGAGATTCTGGAAGATGATGAGTCTTGGTATAGTAAATTATCTTGTGCTGACCTTGATGCTCAGAGAAAATCTATGAACCCGACAAAATATGCTATTGATATGGAGTCTAATTCGACTAAGAATCTTTCAACAGCAGCTGGTGCTTTTTGGGACCTTGGTTCTGACCAGAACCTGGATAAGCCACATCCTTCGATTGGAATGCTTGAACCGAATATGAGTTATAGTACGTCACTTGATACGACTCTGAAGAGGATTAAAAAATCTGCTTATGAGCAAGTTGATGTGCCTGATATTGAAGCTGCTCAAGCTACGATTACAAGCGGTAAGGCACTCAAAGCAATTTACTGGCCGTTGATTGTACGTTGTCAGGAGAAAATGAAAATGTGGGGACCTCAGCTTAGAGCTTTGGTCGACATCATTATTCAAGGTGCTATGGTTTATCCGAATTGTGTTGTTAATTATATTAATGATGCGATTTCACCGGTTGCTTATGAAATTAATATCGAGCAAAATACACCTCTTCCTGAGGATGAAGTTGAAGAAAAGAATATGGACCTTGCAGAGGTCGAATCTCAGGTGATGAGTAAGAAATCTTACATGAAAAAGTGGAGAGGTCTTACTGATGATGAGGTTATGGAAGAACTTCAGCAGATTGCCCTTGAACGTCAGATTATCGAGGATAGTTCACTTGCTGCCACTGGTGATACGCCTCCTTATGGTACTTCTGATACTGGCATTGAAGAAGGAATTGAGGTTGAAGATGAAGAGCTCGAAACTGAAAATCCTGAAGATGAAGTGGAAGAAGTGGAAGAGGTAATTGAATGATTACTTATTTGAGTATGCTCGCTACGATTGTATGCTTCGCAGGAATGATTTTAAATGTAAAGAAAAAGAAAGCATGTTTTGTAGTTTGGTTAATTGGTAATACAGTCTGGCTTTTGATAGACATCAACAGTATGGCTGTTAGTAGAATTATATTAGATATTGCCCAGCAAATTTTTAATGCATGGGGATTAATTGAATGGAGGAAAAAAGAAAAATGATTGAGAAGGTAAATCCGGCACATCCGGATAAGATTGCTGACAGAATTGCAGGTGCAGTTGTTGACCTTGCATATAAGCAGAATGAAAATCCTAAAATTGCAGTTGAGGTATTGATTGGGCATGGTGTATGTCATATCATTATTGAAACCAGTGAGGAGTTGGATAAGGTTGAAATCGCAAAAGCTGCAGTAAGAATTGCAGGTAATATTTCGGTTAATGTGTCTATCGTAAAGCAGGATGTTCACCTTGCAAGAAATCAGGAAGATAAAGTACGTTGTGGTGACAATGGCATCTTTAAAGGAGAATATCTGACTTATGAGCAGAGAGAACTTTCTGATATTGCAAGACGCATTTATGAAAAATATCCGACTGATGGCAAGTATATTCTTGACAGATATGGTAAAGGCCTGATTATTTGTCAGAGTAATGCTTCTAAGGAAGAGCTTGCTAAAGAGTTTCCTTTTGCCACTATTAATCCTCTTGGGGATTGGACTGGTGGAACTGATGTTGACACTGGTGCTACTAACCGTAAGCTTGGTTCTGATATGGCTGATGGTGTTACCGGTGGAGGACTTCATGGTAAGGACCTGAGTAAAGCAGATGTATCTGTTAACATTTATGCATTCTTAAAAGCGCAAGAGGAACGTAGAACTGTTAAACTTTGTTGTGCTATCGGTGATGAAACGATTGATGGTAAACCTTATCATGAAATCGTTGAAATTGCAAGAGAGTTTATTAAAGAGATTGGTGGTTTTGAAAAGTTTGCTGAATGGGGACTTTTCTAAGCAATAAAAGTTTGAATATCTAAAGAAAGGAGGAACTTAAATGGAACATGTTCATAATGTGATTGATACAGATATTCATTATAAAATTGACAGTATCACAAGAACAATCACAAATATAAATGAAACGAAAAGAGCATTGGTTCAAAATGACCATAAATCTGAAAGATTCACGTTTGAGATTCCAAGATATGTTGATGGTCACGATTTTTCTGAATGTAATTCAGTTCAAGTTCATTATGAGAATACAGATGCTTATGAGAAATTTAGGAGTGCAGACATTTATAACGTTGATGATTTACATGTTAAGGAAGATGATGAAAAGATTGTTGTATTATCGTGGTTAATTCATGGTAATGCTACAAAATATGTAGGAACGTTAAATTTCTCAATTCGCTTT